CGTTTCACACGCTTCATCTTCGATGAAGACTAGTGTGAACCGTATTGAATAATTCATTCGGAACAAAGTTCCTATTATTCTCTCCTACTCATCAAAGCATGCTTTGATTAATGATTACGTCGAATCACATACCTCAACTCATAATACGATGTCTATTTTTGGGTAGGGTCCAGCTGTATCTTTTAAGTTGAACCCCAACGGTAGGACATCACTAGATTAGTTACTGGTCTTTTCAACATGATGACGTTTAGCCAAAGGACCTCCGTCTTCATCGGCGTGTCTGTGTTTGATTGGAACTGGTGGAGGAAATATATTAACACGAGCAATAGATAAGGCTGTATCACGTGAAATTGCTGATAACGCTCGTATATTCCAATCAGATGAATACGCAACATGTGTAATCGAATCAATCTTTTCCTTCATATGCTCATATGGACCGTGAATGAATAGAACTGATTTTCGAAATGGTCTTCTACCAGGATGTTGATGGGGTCGCCATGCGGAATTATTCTCAATTCTAAAAGGAGTTGTATCACGTATATCAACTTCTAGAAAACAAATATCCCTAGTAGAATCAAGTTGCTTACAAAATTGTGGGTCAAATGTAAGACCAGCTTCTTCTTGTGCTCCTCTTAATCCACAAACAGTGAAATCTTCATCTCTTTCAACTGATTCGGAAAGAAAGAAAGTAGTATCACTGGTGCCTTTTTCCAAGTATTCAATACACAATACATAATGTTTTTCTGGTAACTTGACTATACTATCATATAATAATCCAGACTCATCAAATGAACGTGCTCCCGCTCTATTATAACTAATCTCAGTCTCAAATGTATGAACAAGATTAAAAGATGGTCCGCAGTCTTTCAAAGACCCACCTCTAATTTTCCTTTCAAATGGAAGAGGTGGGCGTTTTTCGATACATGTTGATTGTTCCCGTTGTAGTATATCCTGGTGAAGTGTAATACACTTTCTTCGTAAAAAAGGGTCAGAGCTAGTTACTAATTGAGGATGATAAGTTATACGTCCATCCCGAATATAGTTGCGTAGTTTAAATGTACTTCTAGGAGGAAGAGACTTTGAACGTAGGGGCAACTTTTCAATACTATGACGGTGTGATGACGTAGACTGTGAACGACGAGAACAATCCCCCCGTGTTCTTTCAGATGAATGTCTAGAACACATTATTTCCTTGCTAGGTGCTTCGGATTCGGACCAGGACCTTTTTTGTAATATTTCATTTTCTACCTTAAAGGGACCAGAAGAAACTATAGGTGGGTTAACAGGTTGTGCGTGAATTATTTGATTCACCTGTGTATATAATGGAACACGTGGTTCCAAAACAGACGTATCGCGATGGTTTACACCAGTGTCATCGCATGTACGACTTTGGCGGTTACCTTTATCGGCTCCCGTATTGTTAAAATTATCTTTAGTTGGATAACTCATATTGCACACAAAAATCTTTAATCTTTATAATATATTAAAAATAAAAATTTCAATTTTTATTAACCAACTTGTTTCATAGACTGCGTCTATGATTTTCTATCACCCTATCAATTTTTATTAACAAGTATAGCTAATAAGCAAGTGAAGCCTGACCACGTGATATTTTTAAAAGTGTATAACTTTGTGTAAATATTCTAATTCTCCCACTTTTAAAAAAATTATTAAAATAATTAGGGTCTGTTTTATTATATTTACCTACAGTTACCAACAAGTCTTTACTATTAACTTGACCTAAATTAAGTGTTCCGCTTGGTTGAACACTTTCTGGTTCTAGACTAAAACTACTTACGTTAATTCCATCAGGTGGACTATTAGTAAAATAATAATACGGTTGTAAATAATTATAATAGAAAGCATCTCTCGGTTGAAATCTATTCTTACCATTTAATTGAAATGATGATAATACAACCGGATTATCACTACGATTTATAAAATTCCCGGTATTAAATACATCAATAATACTAATTGTATTTAATTTTAAAAATTCATCTTGGTCATTAGTTGATTTAGTATCATTAAGAAATTCATCAATTGTCGTAGACATATCTTCCATAGTAATATTATTTTGTACTAAAATAACATTCTCTGGAATCGCTTTTGCAACAATTGAACCATTGTCATTATCAGCAAAAAGTATAATACCATTTACTTTATTAGCCATTGTTTCTAAAATACTATTACCGTTTTTTATTAAACCAGGAACTTGGCCAATATTTACAAATGTATCATTAAATAATATTATTGGATTATTTATATCTGTTGTTGCATCTAAACCTTCTCTAGTAGATAGCCATACTAATTTGGCAAATAAATTACGTGCTTTTTCCCAATCATTGTCAGTTGCCCATGATAAAAAAGGTGTTCTTTCAAAATACCGATTTATATTAACAAACCATAATAAATATTTACAGGGTTTATCAAATATTAAACTAATTTTAGAATCACTCGAAGATATAGTATCGGTCATATCTTGAACTTGTTCTATTAAATATTCATGATTATTTGTTTTAAATAATGTACGCTCTTCATTTTCTAAATATATATAATCTGTTAGCATATAACCAGATTGAATAGTGGGAAGGTCTGTTTCATCTGGTTGAATTAAGCCTGTATAATTTATTATATCTATAGCATTTTTTAACTTGATTGATATTTGAAATTTTTGATTTACTAATGAACAAATTGGGAATGAAGAACTAGTTGTTTTACAAAACCAAAAATCAAGTGGTATATATAAATTATAACTATTGTGAGTAGTACTCATATTTTTTAATTCAGGTGTATTACCTATCATTATATTATAACGTTCTTCATGACTTTTATTTTTATATAAATTATGATATACATCAATCCAATCATATGTAAATGTATCAATATTACTCTGACCTATTCGCACTGTAATACTATCAATTAAAGCATGACCTAATTTATCTACATAACCCCATTTAGCATTTGACTGTGACTGCGCAAGTGTTAATACTAATACGGTTTTTGATATTAAATCACCTGTTTGTTCAAATGTAATAGTCGCATCTGAACCATAATTAATATATCCACCATCAAATGATAACTGTACTGTTTCTATTGCGAAATTAGTATATCGTAAATATGCTTTTTTAAATAATGTTATTTCAGGATTACTGGTTAAATATACATCTTGGGGTCCCATAGATGCAAGTTGTAATAATGCTCCGCTCATTAATACAATATATAAAACAATTTTAAATATATATTAATACTTGTATATCATTTTCGCATCACCATTTTCAATGTGTAATATATTATAACAAATAGCAAATATATGAAACATTCCATTTCCACTTGTTTCTATATTAATACATGGGTTGGTTAAATGAGAAAAATTAATAATACCAGAAGGTTCTAATTTTTCAGGATAAATACAAAAACTATAAGCATTAATACCACAATCTGGTAGACTTGTATGAGCTTGATATGGTATTATATAATTAAAATAATCGTTCTTACGAGAACCAGACGAAAATACATTCTTAGAATTAAATTTGAATTGAACACTTTTAACCATACTTTTATTATTATAACAAAAATCTGTAAATTTATCATTTTGTGGTTTTTTATTTCTAACAATCCATAGTAATTCTTTACATGGCAATGTAAATGGTAGAGCAACATTTTTTACACCACTTGAAATTAGATTCCTTTCTAAATGTTGATTTACTTCAACTAGGTATTCGATTGGTCTTTGCGCAAAATTTAAGTTTTCCTGACGTTCCAAATAAATATAATCAACCCACAATTTAACTTGTGATAAATTTCCAGATGGGATTAAACCACTTTGAATACAGTTTTCTTTCTTTTCAAAATAAATTTTTAATGTAATATCTATATTTTCTTGTAGCGCAACAATTGGTATAGCTAGTCCTTTATTACGACAAAATGAAAATAATAATGGTATTGTTAATATATGGGAAGATGATACATTTAGACCATTTGTATAACCATCATTATTTTTACTACCAACCATTTTACTTATTATATCTTTCTTATCTTTTGAATGTGTTAATTCAACCCATATGTGACACCATAACCCATATAATCTATCGATTAATTTTTTTCCAATATATAATTCTACTTTATTTATTAAATTAAATCCAACACGATTTGTCCAATATGAGTCTGTAAAGTCTTCATTATATGGTAAGGTAACTTGTAAATACATATTTGATATTAAATCTCCATCTCTTTTTATTGTAATGGTGCTCATACTATTAAATTGAGGCGTATCAATAAATGTTTGTTCTATTGATTCCATACTAAATTGAGTATGTCTTTTATATACTTTTTTAAAAAATGTTATTTCTGGATCTTGATTCATATGTAAATTTTCTATTCCATATGAAACTAATTGTATAAAGGTCCCTTTCATTGTAATATAGTATATAATATATATTTATATATAAAAAATCATGTAATTACATAATTTTTTATATGAATCACCCCCTACTCATTTCCTGTTCATTGCCGCATCTACAAGCGCTTGGGCTGGTCTAGGAGGTCGTACAAATTGTGGTTCGACTGGAGGAGTTGCTGGAGCTGGTGGAGTTACTGGGACACCATTGTTACATACTGTTTTAAAAGTAGACATAAACATCGCCCTTTGATTTATTTTAGCTGCGTCAAAAGTACATATATCTTCCATAGTATGCTTCTGAAACGTATGTCCACAACCCACACGACCACACTCCAGCCGGTTTGCTTCATAAGCAACATACACATCCTGTCCCTTTACAGGCTTGTATTCAACACATTTGCAGCCACTTTCCTCACATTTGAATCGTCTATATCTTTTATAATAATCTATTCCAGTAGTATCAGCATCATAAGTTGTAATACTTAAATCAGCTTTACGTAGAGGTGGATACATAATCCCTGGTACAGCACCCCCTTCCAAATTTGTTTTTAATTGTAAATATTTAGATTTATATTTAAGATACTTTTCCAAGTAAACATTGTTTTGAGACATATATATTACTTTAGAATTTTTAATACTTGTAAAAAATATAAAAATTGATTGGATGTTTGAAAAATCAAAGATTCATAAAAAATACTTTGTATTTTTTATTATTAACAGACGCAGTCTATGATTTTCACAACAATCCCTTGGGTCATAGACCCATTAATTTGCAAAGCAAATGAATTAACTTTATAAGAGAGACTTGTGTCTCTCTTATAAAAATTGATTGGTGTTTTTATTTTTTATAAAAACAAAATCTACCAATTAAAACTTATTAACCAACATTAGCAAGCTAATGTTGGTTAATAAAAATTGAAATAAAATAATTTACATCTATTATAAATGAAATAATTGTGTGGAGAATGTCAGAATCTAAAGAAGATGATATTAACAATACTATGGAACCCATAGTCAACTCTTGGGATGATTGTATACCTGAAGAGTTATCCCCAGATGAACCACATTCATGTAATTTGTTTCGATATGATTCAGATGTTGAACTTATTAATTTGACACAATTTACATCATTAACTAGGAATTTTATAAATTGTATTTTTAGAGAGGAACAAAGCGTCGAACTAGATGATTTTTCACATATTTATGAAGATATATCACACGATGGTTTTGACACAATTGGCCCCTGTTCCAATCTATTTGACTTGTTTATAACTATTTATCGACCAGATGGATATTATTATTTTTTCTATCAGGCCGAACAATGGTATACACCAAATGAAGTAGTCGAATACACATTGGCAGATAGTTTTACATCAAACAGCTATGACCCAATTATATATAATCAAACTGACTGGCGCCGAGTTAGAGATGAATTAAAGTAAACTTATTTTATAAAACATTGTATGTATCATAATAAATATTTAAAATATAAATCAAAATATATTAATTTAGTTAATATGATTGGTGGGAGTTATAATAGTGCAAAAATTAAATTTATGGCTTCTGTTAAAAAAAATACTATCTTCTTATTAAATGATCCAGTATTAGAACCTATAAGAGCATTACTCTTAGATATAGATGGTAATCACGATAATATATTTGATTATATAATAAGATATGTTGGATATAATAAAGAAAATCCTAATTTTGATATTAATTGGATTATTGCAAGTTATACTAATGGTACTTTTGGTAGTCCTAATTCTATTTCTCTTGAAAATATTACGAAATTTATTAAATTTGACGCAGATCTTGTTTATCTAAATAAAAAAATTAAAACATTAAATAATAATATTACTCGTAAAAAAAAAGATATTGAAGAAACTAATTCCTATAAAACATATCAATCCTTTTTTCCTATACTTAATCCAGGAAATACTAATAAATCTAATTACACGTCACTTGTTGTTCTTGAAGAATTTTTAAATAATCCTAAAATAATACAACTTATTCAAGATTTTAAAACTGAAAGTAGTGAAAAAGATGCTAGGTATAGGAAGATGAAAGAAAAAGGTGAAGATGATTTTAAACTAGTATTTGAAAACACAAATGTTAAAATAATTAACCCAACAACAATAGATGGTTCAAAATACTATGGAAGTAATACAAAATGGTGTACTACTGCCGATGAAGAAAATCAGTTTAGTGTCTATAATGATAATGGACCATTGTATATAATACAATCTAAAACTAATCATAAAAAATTTCAATTTCAAGGTGAAAGAACAGAAGGAGAGTCTAATTCATGGATGTTCATGGATAATGAACCAGAACTAATGGATAGTACCGATAAACCAATATCGATTCTAGATGTTGTCCAACAATGTGATAATGATATGGGATTATTAGAATGGTTTAAAAAATTTAAATTAACATACCAATCATTAAGAATTAATATGTCAACCCAAACTAAATTATCAATTACTTCTGATTTACAATTTGCTATATCAAATGAATCTTATGATGATGTGAATAAAACCATAAATGAACGTGATAATTCTAAACTTGAAGAGTTACATTTAGATATTAAATTTTGGAAGATACCAATTGGTAATTTACTTGATAAATTAACTAGTCTAACAATTTTATATTTAAGAACTTATAATTTTTCATTGGGTAAATCACTCGATAAACTAACTAGTTTAAGAGAATTACATTTGAATTCTTATAATCTTCCATTAGATAATTCACTCGATAAATTATCTAGTTTAACAAGTTTATATTTAAATTCTTATAATTTTTTATTAGGTAATTCACTTGATAAATTAACTAATTTAAGAGTATTACATTTAAATTCTTATAATCTTCCATTAGATAATTCACTCAATAATTTAACTAGTCTATCAGATTTATATTTAAATTCTTATAATAGTCAATTAGGTAATTCACTTGATAAATTAACTAATTTAAGAGTATTACATTTAAATTCTTATAATCTT